CTCACCTTATACATGATTGTCCTCTGTCCGCAGGTTGGTAGGAGGTTGTGTATAAGCTTGTGGTCTATAACCTCCTGTCTTTATGGTCTCACGCAGCAATGACCTGGGCGGCCCCCCTCAAGGTATGACACAAAAATACAAAATATATACAAAATATCTTTTAATTTTTAATAATTATATATGAAATTAATTCTTATACAGAGAAGGGAAATAAGGTAAAAAAATGTAATTCTGTAACGCTCCCCCTCACACAAGACAAAACACCATAAAGGGTGGGCGGGGTAGTCAGTTGAGATGAACTGATACACTGATTCAAAAAAAATTTGATGCTCTACAACCCGTTTTTTTTTATGGTAAAAAACAACAACATATATCAATGAGAACTAGACTCATACATTACCCTGTTCTTTACATCAATATGAAAAAAGACATTAAAAGAAAATTTTACCTTGAAAGTGATCTTAAAAATCTAGGTATGAAATATACTAGGATAGAAGCCGTTGAAGGTAAAAGACTCTACGATGAAAAATATCAAAATGAAATCTCTAGCATGCTTAATGTAAGTCCTGAAGTGATGAACCCTCAATTTTGGCTAAGCCGTAAAAACTTTAAGACTATGTGTTCAAATCCTGATATTACTTTAGCAAGAGTAGGTTGTTATCTTAGTCATCTAAAGTGTATTAAATATGCTATTGAAAATGATTATGAAGCGGTCTATATTATGGAAGATGATTGTAAACCTTTATCTAACTTCTATGATCGATTTACCCTTCCTCAAAATTCTGATATTCTTTATACTGGTGGTTTCTTTGGTAGAGGAGACAAGTTTGATCCCTCTCTTTCTGATCCAGTAATTAAGATTGATCATGAGAATTTCAAACTCTGGGGTAGTTTTAGTTATATACTACCTAGTAAACAAGCAATCAAAGATGTTTACAATGTAATCTCTAGTGTCTTCTTACAAGGTCCTGGAAAAGATATTCATAGAGATTGGAGAACAGGTAAGATAAGACTAAGAGCTACAAATATAGATACAATGTATATAAATTTCTTTCAAAGATTTGGTAAATGTCATGTATTAAATCCAGTAAAAACTATGCCTAGAGTATTTGATACAAACATAGTAGATAACCGAAAAAGATATGGATTGTCTCTATTCCTCAATAGTAAAGATAGAGAAATGCTTGAAGAATTATAAAGTGGTGTGGTAGCTAACCACTTAATAATTGGGAATATAATATACAGACAGAAATGAAATTAGAAAAAAGATGAATTACAACAACACAAAATAAAAATATAAAAGTTAGACAAGTTGAAACAAACAAAAGTATGGAAGCATATTTAATCAGATATAATGTCAAGATGGGTGTAAATTTTAAAGCACGGGCACGCCCGCATACCTATATGTTAAGTTATCTTTAAGTGATTATAAAATTTGATCAAAAGAATTTATTATTTTTTTGATAATATTAATATAAAAACAAAAAATGCCTGCCTACATGAATAAGAGCAAAACAGACTCATGGGGGACACCTAAGGATTTATATAAAAACCTTAATAATGAGTTCCACTTTGACGAGTTCGATCCTTGTCCACTAACAGATGATCCAACATTCAATGGTCTTCAAATGGAATGGGCACAAACTACCTTTGTGAATCCCCCATATAGTAATCTTAAATCTACAAAAAAGAGTGGTATCGGATGGATTGAGAAGGCACATCTTGAAGCTCAAAAAGGCAAGACTATTGTTTTACTTATACCAGCAAGAACTGATACAACTTGGTTTCATGATATTATTTTAGCAAATAATTACCAGGTTCGATTTATGAAGGGTAGAACAAAGTTTATTAATAAAGAAACTGGAAAAGTTGAAGGAACAGCTCCCTTCCCTACTATGGTAGTAATTATGAAATGTTAAAATGAAGCTGAGCCTACAGCAGTAGCTGTTTGCTGAACAATACCACCAGTGATTGCCGAGTGATGATTAGAATTTAATGATTGAATTGCTTGATTATGATCTGAAACAGCTTGATTATAGGTTGTTTGGGCAGCTTGCTCTTGTTCTTTTGCTTTTTTCTTTGCTTTACGTTTTTCCTTCTTTTCTTTTTTCTTATCTACAGCATCCATAATAGGAGCAATAGAAGCACCTCCGATTAAGAGACCTGCTCCAATAATATCAGCAAAAGGAATAGCCTGAAGAGCAAGTCCCGCAGCCTCAAGGGCACCAGCACCCGCTTCAACACCTGCCTCAGTCCCTACAGTAGCAGCTGTTTCTCCCGCAACTTCTCCACCAGCCGCAGCTCCTTCACTCGCCGCAGCTCCACCAGCAGCACCAGCACCTGCTTCACCTCCTTCAACTCCTACTGTATCAATGGTTGCTAATCTTGAAGTATCAACTCCAACACCTGCTACACCAGGAGCAGTTGAAACAGCAGTAGATCCGGCAGCTTCAGTTCCAGCAGCTTCTGTAGTTCCTGAAATAGATGAAAAACCTTGGGCTGTGTTCTGAGCAGCAGTCCCGCTCATTTCAACTCCTACTGAGGTGCCGGCAGCTGGTCCAGATTCAATGGCTGTTCCGTAACCAAGAGAAGTTAAATCTGTTGTTGTAGGGGCAGCCATACCTCCAACTGTTCCCTCTGCTACATCAACTGCTCCTGATTCAGATTCTAATCCTGTTGCTGCTCGTGATCCCATTTGTAAATTTGATCCTACATCTGCTCCAGCATCAGCTAAAACAGATTCAGTAGCAGGAACTTGAGCCGTTGATCCTAATGTCATAAGATTATCAGCTGTAATTGCTGCTGATGTATCAGCTGCTGCTGTAGTTCCTTCTGTTGCTGCTACTGTTGGGGCATCTGCTAAAGCAGGTAAATCTGAATCAGCTTCAGCACCAGTCATAGTTACAGTTGAAAAGTCAGCAGCTCCTTCACCAGCACCTCTTGCCGCCGCAGCACTTAATGCTGCTGATGTTCCTTCAGGGTCTAATCCAGCTGCTACTAGGTCTTCTGCTGTTATGCCTTCCCCAGCAGCCTCTTCACCAGCAGCTTCTTCTTCAGGATCATCAAAGATTGACATATCTGTTGGTGGTCTTGCTACTGAAGTGGCTGTTGCTGCGTCAGCCGTTGCTGTTCCTGCTTCTGTTCCAGCATCTACAGTTGTTGTAGTTGTTTCTGTAGCAGCATCAGCAGTTGTTTCTTCTCCACCTTCCTCGGCAGCTTCACTTTTACCAAAGATAGCATCTCTTGTTTTAGCAGCTAGTTCAAAAGCCTTTTCACGACCTAGAATCAAGGTTCCAGCACTTGTGGCACCGGCGGCATAGTCCCCGTTTTGAATCGCTTCACCCAATGATTTGGCTTCAGCTGCTTGTTCTCTTGCTGATTGGTTAAGTTGACTTCCTACCATCTTTTGTGTTAGTGTATCATAATCAGCCTGTTGAATACCTTGAATAGCATCTATAGCATTATATATTGTATAATCATCCATATTGATAGCTGAATTCGCATCCTCAATATAAGATAGGTAATCCATTATATATATTTAAAATAAATTAAATAAATATAATTTTTTCAAATTATCTAAACAATGTTACACCACTTGGAGTAATCTTAATGATATTCTCTGAGTAGAGATAGTGATTTACAGTCATTGTTTGACTGATGGCAGTTCCTGATGTTGCCTCAATAGTTAGAGACAAGTTTTGATTTTGAACGTTGAATGTTGAATTGAGTGTTCCTAATGGACGTCCAACGAAAAAGACTTTTTTCTTATATCCATCTCTGTAAGCATCAAATGATCTCAATTTATCTAATGAATATTCAAAGGAGTCCTTTTGTGAAGATAGCAATTCTTGACTCAAACTGGGTCTTTCAGGTGAAGCATCTAATCCTGCTTGAACACGAGTTGTATCAACACCTAGTGAAGGATGTCTTACACCTGAGTAAGTGTAGAAATATTTAGTTAAATGTAAAGGTCTTAGTAAATTACAATTAGTAAATGTGCTTAAGCTTGTTGAACCAGGAGCTGTAGGAACACTAAGGATACTTCTAGCTCTGGTATTTACATATGGTAAATTCATTTGAACAACTGCCTCTCCGTTAAGAACATTTGTTCTAAGAGTTTCAAAAACATTCATAGAAAAGTCCATACCATCCCCGCTTTGGATGGCGGACATCATCGCAGAAATATAAGCTGGAGGAGGGGTGACAACAGTGACATCCATTGATACATTGTTCATTGTATATTGGACATCTTCATTAACAACTGTCTTAATTGTATCACCATCAGCAATAAAACCACCAGCAGGGATTGATGCTGTAGGATCAAAAGCAGATGTTAATTCAAGTTGGATATTAGCCTCTTGAACTTGTGTGGGTAATCCTGTTGGGTAAACACCAGCAGACGCAAATGTAGCTCTACGATTAAATACACCAGTAAGAGCATCAGCTTTAATTGATTTGATTACTGAACCAGCATTAATAAATTGATTTGGGGATAAACCCTGGGTTTTCATTTGAACAGTTGTTCCAGCAAGGAAGGGTTGTGAATTAAGATCAAATGGATTACCATTGTAAGGTGATTTCCATTTAATAGGAATCTTTGTAAATGGTAAATTACCTAGGGCATTTGTTGTGTCACCAGCAGATTGTGTACATAGAGGACAGGCAGCACCCGCACCAGCAGCAATAGTTCCAGGAGCTGGGATTTTACAAAAGTTAATAAAGAAGTTAGCACTTGGTCCAGGTGTAAAAAGTGTAGCACCACCGTTTGTTACTGTGTAGGTTGTAAAAGCTAAATTGACAGCACCTGTTAGTGTGTTAGGAAGAGCAGCAATGGCAGCATCAAGCTCATTTGTTGAGTAGAGACCAGGAGTCAAGATAGCAAGTGTATTACCCCCTACTGTGCCATCACAAACAATGTCATTAAATCCTTCTTGAATTTTGATTAATTTAGCATTAGGATCATTACCAAGAGGAGTAGCATAAAAGTAATCACCTAGTTTTGTATCTTCTTGAATATCATTAGAGTGAAGAATAGAAAAGTGACTACATGGGTTAAGGAGGAATCTGATGTTAAGTCCACCGATTGAACTAAGGGGGATAATACGGTTGTTTGATCTGCCGCCAGCTCCAATGAGGGCTGAGAGACGGATAGGTAAAAGAATCTTTTGTGTTTGAAAGACATGAGCCTCACCATCAGTAGCTGTAATATTGTTACCATTATTTGTTAGGGATGGATTAACACATGGATTTACAAATCCTGTAGGGTTCTCGTCATCACGGCAATAAGCCTCTGTTAGTTGTCTCATGTTAAACTCTCCATCTTGAACTTGTTTATCAGCTCCATTGTCATGTGAATACAAGACACCTTGTAATACATCATAGTCAAGGATTTGTTCTAAGACTGTTCCATCCATAGCTGTAATATCAATTTGTCTGATCATACCAGCTAAACCTGTTGAGGCTTGTGGGCGAACATTTTGAACTTCAGTTCCAGAAGGAACCTTATATGAAAACTCAAAATTCAATACTGTATCTTCAGCATTGATAAATCCTAATGTTCCAGGAAGAGCAAACTCAACAATAGGTGTTGAAGAGGCTGTGGATTCAAAGTTCAAGCCATTTTTTGATACCACGGAGATTACGGTCTGTGGTAGGTATTGTTTGTCAGAAGCACTGAATACGTCCATTTTATATATGTACTCAAGATTATTTTATTTTTATTTTTTCTTAAGATAAAAACAAAAAATTTGAATGAAATTATTACTTAAAGATTTTCTTATATCTATAGATATATACAAATGACAGAAAAAGAATTGTTTGACAAAGTGATATGGCAAATTAAACAAGATAATGAATTAGAACAAGCTCTTAACGCAAATCCTCATCTTGTTAACACTACATTAAAAAATTATGACCAAAATTATAGAAAATTTATGAAGAAATATGATGGGAAAATCACAGACAAAGAAGATGATTCTGACCTAGTCAAAATCCTACAAGAGTTTGATTGTGCCCCTAAAACAAAAAATAATATGGTAAATGTATTACTCCTGATTAGACGCCATTTCAAACTCCCAGTTGATAAACTCCTATATTATAGAGGGTATAAAAAAAATGGGAAATATGTGGGAGGGGAATTGATAACACAGTGTAACCAAGGCAAGATTCAAAAAAAGATTGAAACTGACAAGGATTTACCATCAAAGCAAGAGTTGATCACATATTGTAATTCCTTATATAAACAAAACAAATTAACTGAATATATTATTAATTATATACTTATTCACTATGGTGTCAGAAACAAAGACCTAGATATGGAAATCACAAAGGACAACAGGGTTATATCCCATGTAAATAAATATGTAAAACATTTTACTGGTAATTATCTCTATCTTACTGAATGTTATGTTATGGTTATTATTAATCAATATAAAACTGCCAAAACATTTGGACGTAAAACTTTCAAGGTTACATCTAGAAAAATGGTAAAAGCCGTATGGGAACTATGGTTTGACAAACAAACAAAATTACTAGTAAATCCTATAAGTAGAACACCAGCAACTGCGGAAGGCATAGGTAGAATAGTTAAGGAAGCGTCCTATAACAAGATAGGAGAAGGACGCATCTTTAAGGCTCTCATAGGAGACATCTTTAAGAATACTACAGATTTGGAAGAACGTCGTAAACTTCTTGATCACTATAGTAAATCAAGAGGGACTGAAATCCAGAATATTCTTAAATGCTATGCCACTGACATCCCTATATAATTTAGTAATTAAATATTTTTTTCTTAAGAATATTGATTTACCATGACTTGTCCTGTTCTTGATACAGCAAGTTCACGTTTGTAACCAATGAAGTATTGTTGATTACAGCCTGTAGATAGGGCACCATTTTCAACATCTGTTACATATTTTACAAAAGCTCTAATCGCTGAATTACCATTCTTCATCTCTTGACCCATTTGATCCTTGAGATATACACCTTGGATATTAAGAGCGTCAACGTTACCAGTTGCCATAGGTGTGCCGTTAAAGAACTGGGTATCAATAAGTGGTTCGAGAGATAGTTTGATGTCACAACCATAAACAGGTCTAGGAATAGCTGGCTCAATGTAATCATAGACATTTGAGGCACGGTCATATTGAACTGGTAATTTGGCATCATTGTTGGGGTATAAATTAACATCATTGATGGCATAATTAATTTGTTTAGAAGAATATTCAGGAGTTGATGAATGATACTTACCAAAGATTGTTGGAATACCAACACCTGTTAAATCACCAGCTTGTTCTGTAACCTTTATATTACATAATTTATAATTATTGGAACCTAGTTGTCTGTTGGCTTCAAACTCTTGTTGAGTGCCTCCAAACTCGGCTGATGTAATGGAAAAGAGTTGAACAGCATAGTCCTCAAAGGGGAAAGCAATGCCTCCATTCTTTTCGCTGTGGTCCTCGATTCTTGCCATGACTTCAGGATTATCAAACACAAGATGGTCAGTTACTAAGAAAAGACCTTGATTGGAAATACCAGTGCCATTTTTATAAGCTCTGGCATCTGGGGCTACATATTTAGTTCCATTGTCTACAAGTGGAACAAGAACATCTCCAGATACAACGTCTTTTTCAAATTCAATTTCAACGTAAATTCTTTCCATGATTTGAACAGGAAGTTGATGGGAGTATAAAAGAGGAAATAACTCTGTAAGACTAACTCTGAATTGTTGTAGGAATGTTCCAGTAGCATCTTTGTAAAGTTGTAATACTTGAGGTTTAGACCAGGTCAATGAATCATTGACATCAGAGCCTGTGTTGTTGGCTGTGTAAAAAATAGGTTCACCAGCAACTCTTAGTTTGTTTTGGACAGCAGCAGGTGTAGCCGCATAATCAAGATGTCCTGTTCCATTGTAAACATAGGATAAAAAGGAACCGTCCATGTATGGGGCAACAAAACGGTTATATTCTGAAGTTCTAAATGGTTTTTCAAAAACTTGTTTTTTATTGTAATCTCTTTGATCACAGATAATTCGACCACTTTGGGTTATAAGTCTAGCTCTTTTGATAGCTGAATGACAGCCAACAGCAAGAGGAAATGAGGCACCTTCGAATGCTGGTGGAACTACAAATTCAACATACGCACTGCCTGAGTTCATGATACCAGCATCAGGAACTTGAAATCTTACTAAATTACCAGCAAGGTAGGATACTGGTTGTGTTTTGTAATTGTAGAGCGTCGCTGAATGGGGTTGGCTCATTGGTTGAAACTTAAGTTCTTCTGGCAAATTCATTATATATATACTTTATAATATAAATATAATAAATTTTTTCTTCAAAATATTTTAATTCATTACAGCAACTCCATTTTCATCAAACATAATCATTGTTTTAGCTAATACAAAGGCATACATCGCATTTGTCCTAGCATCAGCTAGGTCGCATTCAACATTAAGTGTAAGTGGTTTACCATCGAAATCAGCCCCAGTCATAGAACTGAAGAAGTCATATCCTACACCATAGACTTGATTAAGTTTATTTGAAGATCTTACTTGATTAGCTAATGTATATTTAAAATCACTAGCACCAAGGGAAAATCTTACATCATTGGTTAAGCCATTTACAGCAAGTTTGGGAGTTGTTCTTGTGTGAACATTCTTAAGTGCTTGAAGATAGTATTTATTAAGTTCACATTCTAAAGATTTATCTACTACATCAATGGGGAACATCAATGGGAACTCTACTCCTGATCTCATAAATCGGACTTTTGTAAATTGTTTAGTTTCATTGTTATCATCAATTACTCTTGTTGATTGATATTCATTTAGAGCTAAGTTATTTACAGAACTAGTTGGAGTAAATTTGAATAAAACTGAGACCAATTCCTTGATACCAAGATTGAATTGAGCATTAGTTTGAGACGCTTGAAGAACAGAAAAGAGTGATGTAAAGGTATTACATTGTAAAACACCTTTCTTTTGATTCATGAGAGCCATTTTTTCTTCAGCATTGGGACTGTATGTGCTACATTCAAGTTTTAGATCAAAAAGTTCATATTTAATTCTAGCAAGTTGATCAGGATTAGCAGATGTTTCAGTAGAGAAAAATACAGCATTATCAGCTTGTAATTCAAGAGTAACTGTAATACCATTTAAATTACTTAAAGGTAATTTTTGTCCGCTAGCCATTGTAAGACCAGTGTAAAGAGGTGTTGAAAAGCGAATACCATTAGCTTTACCTGAACCACCGGCTCCAATAGATTTGAAATAGGCAGCATTTTGAAGAATAAATTCACTACTGACAGGTGTATTTTGAGTAGCTAAATTACCGATTTGTAGGTCATTTTGATAATTTGATGTTTGATTAAGAGCTGGAAGAATACATTGTAGTAATTGTCCATAATTTTGGATTTTTTCTATACTTTGTCTGTTTCCACCAGTGCTTGAAAATTCAACACTTCTAAAGATAGCATTTACTCCTAAATATTGATCAATAAAGATTTTTTCATATTCTGGAGAAGCACTGCCTGGTTGAGCCATTGATGAGTTGTTTGTGAATCTTAGGGAACCTGTGATTCTGATTGAAGATGGGTCTAGTAAGACAGGAGCATTAGGAAGTTGAAATTGAATAATATTATTCCCAGCAAAGGAATATGAATTGTTGGATGGGTTATTTGAAGGAGGGATTACAAGATTTTGTAAGCCATTTCCTAAACCAGTGATTTGTTCTACTGTTGTCATATAACATTAACACATATTATCTTTTTTAGATTTTGTCTTTAAATGTTCTTTTTCTGGAGGGTGTTCAGTAATTAATTGGTCATTTGATCTCAATAAATTATTTACATCTACATCTGGTGGTTCTTCAATTAACCATTTTCCTTGATATATAGGCGTTTCAAATCTATTATATACAATCGGAGGGTTTTCTCTTAAATTAATTGACATAAAACTATAAGGTTGATCATAGATAGTATACACATAAAGTTTCATAAAATTACCATTCAAAAAACCATCAAGTTCATCTGCCATATCCCTAATTGTTTTTGTATTAGGAATCTTCATTACTACAATACAACCTGTATTTCCTCTAATCATTGGAGGTAAAGCCTTATAATATTGACTTACATATACTAAATATCCTATGTTGTAATGACGAAACTTGGTAGCAAGATGTGTTGCTCCACTTCCTTTACCTCTAGGTTTTATATATTGTAGGGCATCATCAAAAATTAACATGATCCTGGACCTATCCTCCTTAGGAGTCTCCATTTGAAAATCTAGCAATGCTTGTAGGTATTCATCAGAATAATCTGATACAATTTCAACATCATCATCTTCTACAATGTGTCTAAAAGTATCATCATTCATTGCTGTTGGAGATATAAGGACTACTTTATCCATTCGTCCTCGGAAAAAATCATCATTTTCTATCATATTAGCAAGTAATACAGATTTACCAGCTTTGAAAGCTCCATAGATAGTAATTACTGTAGGTTGTTTGGGAAGATGTGGATGTAAACCTTCATTTACATCTATGTCATTATCAGGGGGTTTGACGGGTAAGACAATAGGTAGATTCATTATAATATATTACATGATATTATTAATACCATTTGTTTCTCCGAACATTAGGATACATTAAATTATGAACTGTATTTTTCTGTTTTTGCTCTTTTGCCTCCTTTTCTTGCTTTATTCTTTGTTCCTCTTTAATCTTTGCCGCACGATTTAACATGACTTGATGTTGTTGGGCTAGAGCATTTTTTACTATTCCTTCTACTTCTGATCTTTTTATAAAATTACTCATATCTGGTTGCTGATAAACATATTGTGGAGCTGGAGGAGGAGTCTGAATATTATGAATAGGAATATTTTGTTGAGGTATACTAGATGTGGGGATTCCTTGCGTTGGTTGTGGTTGCTGAGTTTGTCTCACTGTATGCGTTTGTCCAGCTGTGTCTGTATTTACTTGACTAGACGCTGGCATTTTTTCTGCTAATTTTTCTAATCTTTTTGCGTTAGCCTTTTCTCTCATTCTTTGTAAATGATCTAATTGTTTCTGAGACACCTGTTTTTTCTTCTTGGGAGGAGCCTCTTCCTTTGCCTCAGCAGGTTCCTGGAATGTAACTTTTTTATCAGCTGGAGGAGGGGCTGGGGCTTTTACTTCAGGAGCTGGAGCTTCAGGTTTTACAAAGATTTGTTCTTTGGTAGGTTTAGGAGCAGGAGGTTCAGGTTGAGGGGCTGGGTCAGGCAACTTTGGGAACTTTGACATATCCATTTATATTATAAACAATATTATTTTTTTAATATTTTTTATAAAATCAATTAAATTATTTCTTACATCATTCTAATTACTCGTTCTTTACTTTTAGGGTCATCTCCTATCAAATAAAAAACAAGTTGGGTATTTGTGATTTGAGAAGCAAGTCTCATAAATCTATCTGTTAATCTAAGGTTAAGTTGTGATAGTTCAATAGGAGATGGATTATTAAGTTTAACATAAAGAAGTTCATGGGCATTCCAACTTAAAGCAGTAACGATTGAATTATTATTTTCCTTTACAACTGATTGAGCATCAAATTTATTAATTACACCTACAAGTTTTGTTTGAACTTGATTCATTGAACCCATAACTGATGTATTAGGTAAATCATCAAGGTGAACATATAAACCTACTGCTACAGGGTCTGAAGCAATTGCTGCTACTGATGTATATGAACCACTTACCTCTTGATAATTAGGTGAAGCCGCTGTTCCATCCAAAAATATAGCTAAGGGAACAGCTGATTGATCAAATCTAACAATGGCTGAAATATTAGGTTGTAAAAACGGATTGACTTGAGGAGTAGGTTCATATAATGATTTCATTGTATCAAATATTTTTGATTCACCTACTACTATTGATGTATGTGAAGCTACACTATAAATAGGTTTAGTTGGATCTGTAGTATCTTCTATAAGTCCATTATGACTTGGACGTCTATTTGTAGAAACAAACTCTTTGGTAGCATCATTCAATAAAGGATAGTAATTAATAATAGGAGTTACATTATCGTAAAAATCTCTATTTAATAAACAATTAGGAATAATCATATCTTTTCTTAAGTAATTTTGTAATTTACGTTCATTTAAACTTCCTTTAATTACTAATTTTTGTCCCAAAGAATTTGTTACTGACCTTCTACTTACTAAATCCTCAACATTACTTTGTGATGCTACTGATGTTGCTACTGTAGTAGGATCAGATGGTTCTATAACAGGAACCAAAGCAGGTGATGTAATTAAATCACCCTGTAGACCTCCTATACCAAATCTTGATTGTAGGGGATAAATTGCTATATTAACAAATCCCTCTACAGCTTTTACTACATCTGGAGTTGTAATTGTTTCATCTACCCATTCTTTTATAAATGTTGCTTCATTAAATATATCAGAGGGCAGTTGTCTTGTAGCTAAAATTTGTTGGGTCTTCATTTTCACAGATAGATCAAAATTACCAGCATAGTATAATCTTTGGAAAATAATTTTATTTGCTTTGTTTATAATTTTCAAACCACGTAAACATGTATTTGCTGGAAATGGATTATCAATATCATCATATAGGGCAAACATACCAGAATTATCTACTACCTGTGAAACCTCATTAGGTGCCCCTGCTCCTGAAAAAGCATCTAAAGCCATAAATCTTCTATTTTTTTGTGCTGCTGTATCTCCTACTCTAGGAACATTTTGTGGATCAAGCCAGCCACTATAGGGAATACCATACATAATTTGTGCCATTCTATCTCCACAAGCTAGACATACAAGTCTTGTTGGATATTCATTTAAACCATCAGTCCATTCGGTAGGATCAGGTGGATTTGCTCCTTTATTCCCTTGATCAGTAAATACTAGTCTTTTCCCTCTTTCTACCCCAAAAATAGCAAGATGTTGAGGAGCTGGTGCTTTTTGTGGAGTTTGATCCATATAATTAAATTTAGGGTTATCAACGTCTAAATCTGCCAAAGAAGTTTCAATATCAATCTTAGGTAATGTAACAAAAAAATAATCAGCACAAATCCAGGGTTTAATTACTCCTTGTCTTAAAAGAGCTAGTGAATAAGCATAACCTGCTAAATCAATAGGACCTGTTGGTGCTGTTCCACTATGGACAGATGTAAATAAATTTTGGGCATGTTGAAAGGCAGCATCCACAAAGGGATTAGTATTTGATAAATTTCCTGTAAGTTTTTGTAGCTCTCCATTGATCTTTTCTGATTCCCATCTATCAAGACCAAAACTAAACAATCTTCGTCCAGCATCAGGACCTATTCTGGATGCGGCTGGAATAGCAGGATTTTGATGAATACCTCCTACACCACCTTGGGTAGCACCCTGGAAGTAATCCATTTCAATATATCCATTGGCATCACTGACACCATTGTTTGATGTTTTACCCATACCTTGTCTTTTACCCCATGCTACTGTATCTTTAGGAGCTGCTCCAGCAGCTTCAAATTGAATAGATTCAATTGCGTGTAATCCAAGTTTAGGATTTAATTTTACACTCTTTGGTTGACTTCCATTAATCATATCCGTAAAGTTATCATTATTTAACCAAAGTGTATCTTTATTGTAAGGTACCTGAGCTTGATTAGGGGGAACTGTTGTCCCATCATATGTAACAGTATTATATGGACTTTGAAAATCAACCTGGATGCTATTTAAAGCTCCGGTTGATACACCAGAAGATACTGTCATATTTCCTTGTAAAGATGGGGTAGCTGTTAAATTTAATCTTTTTATTACTGCGTTCCAAAAATTTTTCATGGTAACATTTTCTAGTTGCGGGGCATAAGCTACCATAGGAATATCACAAGGACTAAAATTTTTATTTGTTGTAAATATCTTTCTGTTATCATAATAGGTTCCAAATTTGTCTGCTCCATTACCACCTTGAAATAAAGCAAGGGCTGGAGTATTTTTATCATCTGTGCCATAATCACTAGATGTAGCTGAATCTAGTGCCATGTCAACATTGAACATTGCCTGAGCTAGAGCAATTTCGGCATTAGCAGGTATTTTTAAAACGGAATTAAATCTATTTGTGAATTGACTTCCTGTATTTCCTAGGGCATCATCATTACCAATAGTAGATTGACCATCAGGGTTATATTGTGAACTAGCCACTTGTATTAATGACATTTTCTATATATATATAAAAAAATATAAATTTCCATTTTTTTTTATACTTATAATAATATGGATAAAAAAAAGAATCAAAACAAGATCGACTATGATAACCATAACTTTGATAACTTTGCCTTTGTTAAGGACATGAAAATGCCTGATAGGAAAAATCCTAAGTTAAAAAAATCAGATATTTTTGTAACTAAAGATTCTAGGAAGCTAGAAAGTATTGTTAGGAAAAAGGGGTCAAAAAATGGCATTTACCCATTTCAGAAGAAACATAAGAGGGGTGTAGTCGAAATGTCCTAGGTTGTTTGATCAGAATCCGAATGGTGAGACTCATCATCTTCCTCTATGTATATAGGATCAAAGACCATATCCTGTGATATTAACATATGGACATGAATTAATTTACTAGTAATGTATTTAATATAGTTGGATTGTAATTGAAGTATTTTACGCAAAGCACCACGGTTTTGCTTGACATACTTACTAAAGCGACAATGCTTATGATATTCACTATCTTTTCTACAATATGGGCATTTATATACAAATTGATTCCCATTTTCAAATTTAATCTGTTTATTGATACAGTTATTACATGATCTCCAGCTACAGCTATTATTTACAAAACACTTGGTTAACGTCTTACAGTTCTTATAACAACAATTACACTCCTTCATATATAGAGCTTATAAATTAAATCTTTTTTTATAATTTGCTATATTTGTTTTGAGACTTGTAGAGTCCCCCCATAGGATGTAGTAGCTTAAATAACCAGGTTTTGTAGGGTCTTTTGTTTTTAAATCCTTTTTGTGTCTCTCTCTGTATCTCTGGCGTTGTTCCTTGTCTTTCTTCCTAGTGTAGTCATCCATTCCCGCCGCACCAAATGATACAACCTTTTCTCTATTACTATCTGTCTTGAAGTGGGCATCAAGCTTTTTTTTCGGATTTTTGCTATTTACCACCTTTATAAGTTTGACCATATACTCTATATGATCAAAATTAATTATTATTTAAAACTCTCTACACGCCCTCTGCCATCCCTCTATGGTTATTTCTGTTCATTTGGGGTGTGTTACAGAAATACAATTTTTACCCTATTTTCCCTTCTCTGTATAGAAAAATTATTATATATATAAATTTATACAAAATAAAAGATTATTAGTGTATATTTTGTATTATTGTGTCATACCAAGGGTTATAACTCTCAAAAAATCCCTTTAAGTAAGAGATAAACCAGGGGGGCACAATAAAACTCCAATAAGGTATGAAAATATTCACTTAAGAATAAAATGCTAAGAGTAATATATATAAAATGAGTTGGAAAAACACACACCCGCAACAATTTGGAGATTGCTACAACACGGATACCCACGGCGGCTATGGAGCCTTACAACCAGTTCCTGATAAAAAAACATATAATTTTACCCCATTGGAATGGCAAGATGTCCTGGTAACTCTCAAAGGGACATTAAAGGAAAAAGAAACACATTTTGTTAGAAAGGTCAAACAAAGTGGGGGCTTTGTATCAGTAGATAGACAAGCCTCAGAATATGATGGGGTCAAATATGATCATTATTATATACACATACCAGGTAAAATATGGGATTGTGGAAGTAGTATTGAATATAAATGTCCTTTCTGTAGAGACCGATATAAAAAAAATGGTTTCCCCTATTTTATGAGTAAACCCCATACACATGTTCATGGTGCTTTGGATTTTAAAACTAATCCTGGACCTTGTTATATAAGTCCTCATTGTCCTAACCCTTCATTATCAGGTAATAATCAATCAGATTTCGTATTTTTTGGAATGAAAAATATTCAGTGTTTGATAGAAGTAGATGTTATGAATATGGAAATCAGAGATCAAACTTCGTGGAAATTTAGGGAAAAGGAAGTTATTCTTGATCATGATGAATTCCCTAATGAAGAAGACTATACCCCTGAATCAGAGCTTTCTTATGTAACCTCTTTCTTTAGTCAAGAGAATTTGTCTGAGTTTGGGATGTAGGGGTTTTCTATTATTATGATAGTAGATTATTGCTTGTTCCCAGCTATAACCTCTTATTAATAAATTTTTAACATCCATAAAAAACAATGTAGGTAGTTTATTTTCTTTAACAAATAGGATTAATTCACTATCGATTTGAATCTTTTTATCAATGGGTTTTTCAAACCAATCATAAAAGGGTTTTATGTTGAACTTCTTATAGTCCTCAGTTGGGATTATGACTATGTCATCAAATTGAGAATATATTTGGTTATTATATTCTCCATTTTCGTATTTTTCAATAACACTTTCTATGTTACTAAACATTATTATTATTAGGTGAGATATTATCTGTGTGGTTTATATGCTCATCAGTGACATTTATATTACCACCCTCATTTGAAGTGTTGGCTTTGAAGTGGAATCCTTCACAGCAGTCACTTGATAATTCACTAGCAGATTTCATTTTCCAGAGTTTATAACTGACAACTAGGAAAAAAACTATGAGGACACCTTTTAATCCATCATCAGCAACGGCATCGTAGATTTCTTTCATATAAATATAATTAAGAAAAAACTACTTTCACAGGTTTTCTTATTATAGTAAATCCCCCAGAGGGTTGTTTATTCTTTTGGTATCTTTTTTTCTGATAATTAAGTATTTTATCTCTATTAATAAGATAGTAACAATTAGAGTAACACTTCTTACAAAACTTTCCTTTACCACAGGAACATTCCATTTTTATATAATAAGATAGTATTTATACAAAAATACAGAATTACAGTTATTTGAGCCTTTTTATTTTACAATTTTACAATTTTAATATGTTGACTATATATATATACAATGTCAATAGATAATTACTTAAAGAGTAATTGCGAATATGAAGATATAGAAATGAACAAACAAACAGTAGAAGACTGGTGCGAAGCCAATGGTATTCGTAACATAAGGGTAAACGTTACCTTCAAACGTGATAAAAATGGCAATATTATAGGTAAGAAAGGTCTGCCTAATCCTTGTAAATGGAAGAACAATAGGATTCCTTCCTATTCTGATACCAAAAACCCTACGACATTCAATGCTTTTAGTGATGAAAATTATGCTGAATATCTATCGAAAAAAGATGATATAAATGACCATAACTGTATTGCCATTGATACCTCAAAAATTCATCAAATTGATTTTGATCAACCAACTGATTTAGTCACTATTGAAAAATTAAAAGGAATTTATCCATGGTATCATTCATGTACTAAAAGATACCCTCATTTTTTTATTTGTAATGATGAACTAAAAAAACTTAAAAAATGCCAATTACAATTTAAAACAAAACATTCTGAAGAACATCAAGGTGAAATCCTTACTAAACAATGGGCATTTTGTAGAAAAGAAGAATTTATAAATTCTGATTCAGCTAATATTCCTGAATGTGAAATTAATGAAGACAGTGATGTTAGATTTTTCAAAGGTAAGAAAAAAGAGGTTATAGTCAATGAACCTGATTCTACTCCTCCTCATGTTTCCATAATGGAACCATTAGTTAAAGATTTGGCAGAAATTATTGATCCTACAATTTACCTTAATAAAGGCTGTCATGAAAAATATGTCCAACTTATGTGGTCCCTTCATGATTATAGAGATATTGCCCATTCATTAACCAAAAAAAGTAATAGTTCTAACAAATTATTTGAATTTAACACTACCTTTGATTCATATGATAATACCAAAGGACTAGATCTGGAGTATTTTAAAAAGGCAGCAAAAGAATCCAATGAAAAAGAATATTATAGAATAATCGGAGAACATAGATCACCCCCTAGTATAAAGACATTATCAACTGAAAGTGATATGGCACATGAAATTTATAAAAGATATGGTGATTATTGGGTATTTCAGAATGATACACTGTATCGATGGTATAGTGACAAAAAACGTTGGTGTATTGATAACCATAAATCAAGTTCTGGAAATGCTTCAATGGCTTTTATAGAGTGTATTTATAAAGGTTGGTTTGAACTTGAAGCCCAAAAACTTGCTAAGATGGAGAAAGATACAGACCCTGAAAAGTATAAACAAATCATTAAAGATTTTCAAAGAACTGAAAAAAATAGTAAACAGATACCATTTCTCTATGCTGTGTTTAGAATGCTTTTAAATATTATAGCTCAAAGACGAGACTGTGTAGAATGGGATAATCACCCTCATCTTTTTCCTTTTGACAATCTTGTCTACAACTTTAAAACAAGACAATTTTCTGAACAACTAAAGGAATATCATTTATTTAGAAATGTTGATTACAAATGGATTGAACCTTCTCAACAACAAATGGATTTACTTAAAAGTATTTTTGCTAAAATTTTCTATGAAAATAAGGATAGTGAAAGAGTTTATATGTCTGTATTACGTAATGGTCTAACTGGGTGGAATCCTGAAAAGTTTGTTATTTTTAATAGTAATGGTCGTTCAGGTAAAGGCTTGTTAAATGAATTTATGCTATCACTCCTGAGTAAAGATGAAAGATATGGGTTTGGTGCTGAAGGAGGAATTGATACACTTTATGGACCCATTTGTACAGATAAAGCAAATCCTAATTTATCTAAATTAAATGGTAAAAGATTTATGATTTTTCCTGAGGGGGCTAAGCATAAAAGACTTTGTGTAGCTACTATTAAAAAATTAACAGGTGGAGGTCATCTTTGTGCTCGTGGTTTATTTTCAAGTGAGACCTCTCAAAGATTAGATGGTGTTGTTGTTTTTGAAACAAATCGTATGCTACAGCTTGATGAAAATGACACAAGTGGTAGTGCCTGTGTTGTTCGTAGATTTATGGATGTAAAATTATGTTCAACATTTTACGCAAAGGTAAAACCTGGTTTTGAGGTTCCTGGGGAATCAATAAGTAGTGAAGATCCTGAGAAAAAGATATTCTTTGAAAATGAAGAATTTAAAGAAGCCACTTTTTTTATACAAAATAGATGTGCTTTTTTCAAATATTTGGTAGATTATAAAAATAAAATAAATGATCCTGATGACCTTTTATGTCCATTTGGTAAAAAAATTTTTGTTTCACAAACTGTTGCTAAAAGAACAAAGGCATACTTAGATGATAGTGATTACTTCAAAGACTTTATTGAAGAAAATATTGAAGTGGGTTGTGAAGAAAAGGAAAAGATTAATAAAACTACTCTTACATATAATAGTGAGTCAGACAAAGATTTTGTGCTCATATCTGATATTTATAAAAGATTTATTGAATCAGAACATTACAAGAGTATGGAGAAGCAACAACAAAGGTCTGTAACAAGGAAAGTTCTTAAAAAATATATTGAAGAACATTCAGAATAT